GGCCGTGCCCGGGTTGACGCGCACGCCGTTCCTCCAATCCTGGCCTCAGATGCGCAAGTGGCTGGTCGAGCTGGCCTCCACGCCGCCGGAAGGCGTCGCCGCCGTGGCCATCGACACCATCGACTGGATGGTCCAGCGGATCGTCGAGCATGTGGTGATGGACCTTGACGTGAAGTCGCCGAACGACATCACCAACACCCTCGGCACCGCCCATGGGGGCTACTTCAAAGCCCGCGAGATCGTGCAGAACGTCGTCTACCGCGACCTGCTGCCGATGCTCAACGCCGTTGCCGATCACGGGGTGGCGATCATCCTCCTGGCCCACGCGGCCAACACCAAGATGACCTCGCCGGAGGGGTTCGACCTCCGCCTGGCCGCCCCCGACCTTCCCCACTGGATCGCGCCGCCGTTCATCGAATGGGCCGACGCCGTGCTCTACGCCTCGCGCGACGGAGACCGGCGTGTGCTGCTGACCGAGGGCACGAACGTGATCCTGGCGAAGAACCGCTACTCCCTACCGGCCGAACTCACCCTCTCGTGGCCCGCGCTGATGCAGGCGCTGACCGCCACCCGCAACACCACGCCCGACTCGGCCCTCCGGCTGGTCGGCACCGAAGACACCACCAACAGCAAGGAGAACTGATCCATGGCAAACCTGAACGGATTCAACGCCAACGAGGTCGAACCGACCACCGCCTTCGAGCCCCTGCCAGCGGGCAAGTACCTGGCGGCCATCACCGCCAGCGAAATGAAGGCCACCAAGAAAGGCGACGGCAGCTACCTGCAGCTGGAATTCGCCGTTCTCGACGGCGACTGCAAGGGCCGGAAGGTCTGGGACCGACTGTGCATCAACCACCCCAACGACCTGACGCAGAAGATCGCCCGGGGCAACCTCTCGGCGATCTGCCGGGCGGTGGGCGTGATGCAGCCGCGCGACTCGGTCGAGCTGCACAACATCCCGCTGGTGATCTCTGTCAAGTGCAAGAAGCGTCAGGACACCGGCGAGATCACCAACGAGGTCAAGGGCTACGAGCCGAAGGCCTCGGCCGCCGGACAACCGCAGCAGGCACCGACCACCGACAGCACGCCCCCGTGGAAGCGATGAGGGAAGGCAGCGCGATGGAGTTGACACTGCCATTCCCCCCGAGCGTGAACCACTACTACCGCCGGGTCGGGCCACGCACGCTGATCAGCCGCGAGGGCCGGGAGTACCGCAGAGCGATCTACGGGCTCCTGGCCCCCGGCGGCGGAAGCGGCATCCGCAAGCCGCCGGCGGGCGGGCGTATCGCCCTGGCGATGGACGCCTTCCCGCCGGACCGCCGGCGTCGCGACCTGGACAACCTTCTGAAATGCACGCAGGACTCCCTCGCCCATGCGGGGGTCTTCGAGGACGACAGCCAGATCGACCTGTTGGCCGTGATGCGACGCCAACCGGTCAAGGGCGGCAAGGTTGCGATTCGGATCGACGAGATGCCCCTGCGTCGCTGTCCGCTTTGCGGGGGCAGGTATCCACAGACAGAAAGCGAGCATCACCATGACAACTGACAGTCCCCAGACTCTCCGACTCGACCAGATCCGCATCGACGGCGGCACGCAACCCCGCGTGGCCATCGACGAGCAGGTCGTGGCCGAGTACGCCGACCTCTACAGCAACGGCGTCAAGCTGCCGTCGGTGACGGTCTTTTACGACGGCGCGACCTACTGGTTGGCCGACGGTTTCCACCGCTACTGGGCGAACAAGCGGATCGACTGCGAGTACGTCTTCGCCGACGTCCACCAGGGCACACAGCGCGACGCCCAGTGGTATTCGTTCGGCGCGAACTCCGAACACGGCCTGCGCCGGACACGCGAGGATGTTGCCCTCATCCTGAAACGCATCTTCGCGGATGAGAAGTGGGCAAAGGCAACGATTCATGAAATCGTCAAGCACACGAGCATCCCCAAAAGCACCGTCCATGACCACCGGCAGCGCATACTTTCCGAATCCGGAAAGTATGACTCCGGCGAGCGCACCTTCGTCCATCACAAGACGGGCAAGCCGACCACGATGAACACGGCCAACATCGGCCGTGGTCAGCAAAAGCGTTCGCGTCCCGCCCCCAGGCCTGGCGGCATCTCGCCCAACGCGATGAAGCCCGTCCGGGGGCATTCCACCCATCAACCCAAGACCGCAATCGAACTGCCGCACGATCCGCACTGGGCATGTCGTGCGATCCTCAGCGCTATGGGGCATGAATTCGCCCGGGCGCTGGTCAAGGAACTGACCGCTTACCTGGAAGGAGACACCGAATAATGATCGCCACCGCCCAGACCACCATGAACGCCAAGCCGCATGTCAGCCGCATCACCGTCACGCCGACGATGGCGGCAAACTGGCTCGAGAACGCCAACACCAACAACCGCAAGATCAGGGAGGCCTACGCCAAGCAGCTGGCTCGAGACATGGCTCAGGGCCGCTGGCGATTGACGCACGAGGGCATCGCCTTCGATCCGCACGGCGTGCTGCTCGACGGCCAGCACCGGCTATGGGGTGTCGTCCTGGCCGACGTCCCCGTCGAAATGCACGTGTGGTTCGAGATCACCTCCGACGCGCTGGCCGTGATCAACGGCGGCAAGCCCCGCAGCCTCGCCGACCAACTCCGGCTCAGCCGCGAGCACGGCCGGGTGACCAAGAATCACACGTCGGTGCTCAATGCCATGCTGGGCGGGATGTCCGGGCCGAACAAGATGACGGCCCTCGAGGCGTCGGACGCGCTGGGTCGCCATGGGGAGGCCGTGGCCTTCGCACTCAGCGCGATCCCCAGCGGTAAGTATGTCGCAAACGCCACGACCCGCGCGGTGATCGGCCGGGCCTACTACTCGGCCGACCATCAGCGCCTTCGCAACTTCGGGCAGATGCTCGCCAGCGGCATCGTGCCCGACGCCAGCGCCACCGGCGTGATCCTGCTGAGGCAGTATCTCTACAGCAACCCGGGCGACTCCTACGCGGCTCGGCGCGACCGATACGCCAAGGCGGAACGGGCCCTGCTGGCGTTCCTGAAGCACGAGCCGATCACCCGGCTGATCGCCGCCAAGCAGGAACTCTTCCCGCTGCCGGAGGAGGCGAAGGTTTGACCTCGTCGCTTCTGCCACCTCCAGAAGCGCCGGCGATCACGCTGCGTCCGTACCAGACCGAGGCGGTCAACACCGTCTATGACCACCTGCGCCGTCGGGATGATCACCCCTGCGTGGTCATCCCGACGGCCGGGGGCAAGACCCCGGTTATGGCCAGCATCTGCCGCGACGCGGTGGGCAAGTGGAACGGGCGGGTGCTGATCCTGGCCCACGTGAAGGAACTGCTCGAGCAGGCGGTGGACAAGCTGCACGCCATGGCCCCCGACCTATGGAACCGAATCGGCGTCTACTCGGCGGGCCTCAAGAGCCGCGACACCGACCACCCGATCATCGTGGCGGGCATCCAGAGTGTGTATCGGCGGGCCGCTGAGCTGGACGCTTTCGACCTGATCTGTATCGATGAGGCCCACATGCTTCCGCCCGACGGCGAGGGCATGTACCGCACGTTCCTGGCCGACGCGAAGGTGGTCAACCCGAACATCCGGCTGATCGGTCTGACGGCGACGCCGTATCGCATGACTACCGGCACGATCTGCGCGCCCGATCACCTTCTCAACCACGTCTGCTACGAGGTGGGCGTCCGCGAGTTGATCGTGCAGGGTTACCTGTGCCCGCTGAAGACCAAGGCGGGCCGGCGGAAGGCGGACACGTCGAACCTGCATATCCGGGGCGGCGAGTTTATCGCCGGTGAGGTCGAGGCCCTGATGGACGACGACTCGCTGGTCCGATCCGCCTGCCGCGAGATCGTCGATCACACCCGCGACCGGCATTCGGTGCTGATCTTCGCATCCGGCGTGCAGCACGCCCTGCACGTGCAGCGCGTCTTGGGCGAGATGGGCCACGAATGCGGATTCGTCTGCGGCGAGACGTTGCCGTTCGAGCGGGCCGCGACGTTGGACCGCTTCAAGGAGGACCGGCTGAAGTACCTGGTCAACGTCAACGTGCTGACCACCGGCTTCGACGCGCCCAACATCGACTGCGTGGCGCTGCTGCGGCCGACGAACTCGGCGGGCCTCTACTACCAGATGGTCGGTCGCGGTTTCCGGTTGGACCCGTCGAAGGCCGACTGCCTCGTCCTGGACTTCGGCGGCAACATCCTCCGCCACGGGCCTGTGGACGCGCTGCAGGTCGAAGACCGAAGCGGCGGGTCCGGTGAAGCGCCGGCGAAGGAGTGTCCCGAATGCCAGGCGGTGATCCACGCTGCCTACGCCACCTGCCCGGAATGCGGGCACGAGTTCCCGCCGCCTGAGCGGCAGCGGCACGATCACCAGGCGGCGACGGCGGGCATCCTCTCCGGCGAGGTAACCGAGACCGCCTGCGAGGTCAGCGAGGTCTACTACAGCGTCCACGTCAAGCGCGGCGCGCCGGAGGAGCACCCGCGCACGATGCGGATCGATTACCGCTGCGGCTTCAACGACTACCACAGCGAATGGGTCTGCCCGGAACACACCGGCTACGCCCGGCAGAAGTTCGAGGCCTGGTGGCGGGCGCGGTCCAGCGAGCCGCTGCCCGAATCGGCGGAGCAGGCGGTGGACCTGGCCGAGGCGGGCGCTTTGGCGCAGGCCCGCGCCATCACGGTGCGCTCGGTGGCCGGAGAGAAGTTCGACCGGATCACCGACTACCAGCTCGGGCCTATCCCACCGCGCCTGGACGGGGGTGATGAGCAGATCGACGGCGAGTTGCCCGAGCCGATCTGGCCCGAGGACGACATCCCGTTCTGAGGAGATTCCCATGCCCTGTGCATGCCTTGAGAAGAAGACCACGGTGCATCGCGTCGCGCACGTGCTCGATGCGGTGATGGGTATCGACGTGGCCGATCTGGAGCAGTTGGTCCAGCAGGCCCACGAGTGCGACGTCAAGCAGGTCAGCGATCCGCCCGAGCCGTTCCCGGTGTCTCGCCAGGCGCTGCGGATGTTCTGGCACTTCCGCTGCAACCTCGAGTCGGTGGAGGTGACGCCGGCGCATGGGTGATCGTCCGTCCATCACGGATGCAGCGCAGGCGTACCTGTCGGCGGGTCTCTGCGCGCTGCCGGCGATCCGGGCCGAGAAGCGCCCAGCTGTGGGCCGGTGGAAGCAGTATCAGACCAGACTGCCCACCGAGGCCGAACTATCCGCCTGGCTGGCCAACAGGCCCGACGCTGTGTGCATTCTCTGCGGACAAGCTTCGGGGAACCTCGAGGCCATCGACTTCGACGCCGGCGGTGAACTGTTCTCGGCCTGGTGGGAGCGTATCTCGGCCGAGCTGCGAGAGAGGCTGGTCATCGAGCGGACGCCCTCGGGCGGCTGGCATGTGATCTACCGCTGCATCGTGGCCGTCTGCGGCAACCTTAAGCTGGCCCAACGCGAGGACGGCGACAAGATCGTCACCCTCATCGAGACGCGTGGCGAAGGCGGCCTGATTCTGTGCGCCCCGACGGCGGGGTACGAAATCATCCAGGGCGATCTGTGCGACCTGCCGCGCCTGACCGAGGCCGAGCGCGACCTCCTTCTCCAGGTGGCGTGGGAGATGAACGAGTATCTGCCGCCGGTGGTCGATGGTCCGACGCGATTGGCGAATGTCGGCCAGAGAACCGCATCATCGGTCAGACAAGGCGACCTGTCGGCAGAGAATTCGCACAGCGGCGGTTGTCCGCCAGAGAATGGCCACAGGTGCGATTGTCCGTCCAACAATGCCGACAGGCCCGGCGATGACTTCAACCGTCGCGGAGATGTGCGGACTGTCTTGGAGAATGCCGGCTGGGTTTGCCTCTCCGACCGACAGGGCCGAGACGGCAACGAATATTGGCGTCGCCCGGGCAAGGACTTTCGAGAAAAGGGCTGGTCGGCCACGCTGAAGGACCGGGTCTTCTACGTCTTCTCCTCGAACGCCTCGCCGTTCGAACCGAACCAGGGCTACTCTCCGTTCTCGGTCTACGCGCTGCTCGAACACGGCGGAGACTTCGAACAGGCCGCCCGCTGTCTGCGGACATCCGGCTTCGGCGGCGATGGTTCGACGGACAATGCCGACGGTGTGGACATCTCGGCCATTGTCCGCCAGAGCGAGGACTGTCTGGCCGATGATTCGGACACCGACGCCGATGGGCCGGAGATCTCCGACCCCGGCGCGATCCCCGAACATCTGTTCGTCGTCCCCGGCCTCGTGGCCGAGGTGATGGAGTTCACGCTCGCCAATGCGCCCTACCCGAACATCGGCCTGGCCTTCTGCGGTGCGATGGCGCTGCAGTCGTATCTGTGCGGCCGGAAGGTCCAGACGACCGACGACCTGCGGCCCAACATCTACCTGCTCGCGCTGGCCAGCTCCGGCACCGGCAAGGACTTTCCCCGGAAGGTCAACTCCCGCGTCCTCTTCGAGATCGGGCACATCAGCGCCCTGGGCGACAAGTTCGCCAGCGGCCAGGGCATCCAGGACGCCCTGCTGCGGTCCAACGCCATGCTGTTCCAGAACGACGAGATGGACGGCGTCCTGCGCCAGATCAACTTCGACCGCGACAGCAAGCTCGAGTCGATCCCCAACATCCTGCTGACCCTCTACACCTCGGCCGACGCCGTCTACCCGATCCGCGTCAAGGCCGGCCAGAAGGAGGCGTCCAGCATCGACCAGCCGCACCTGACGCTCTTCGGGACCGCCACGCCGCAGTACTTCTACGAGTCGCTCTCCCAGCGGATGCTCACCAACGGGCTGTTCGCGCGGATGATGATCGTGGACATCGGCAAGCGCGGGCGGGGCCAGCGCCCGGGCTCTGCCCGCCACGTCCCCGACAGCGTCCTGCAGAAGGCCCGGTGGTGGGCGGAATTCCAGCCGGGCCGGGCCAAGGGCAACCTCCACCAGATCCATCCCGACCCCCGTCCCGTGCCGTTCACGCCCGAGGCCGAGGAGGCCGTCGACCACCTCCAGCGGATGGGCGAAGACGAGTACGCCAAGGCCGACGCCGCAGGCGACGAGATGAGCCGGGCCGCGTGGAGCCGGACATGCGAGAACGCCAAGAAGCTGGCGCTGCTGTACGCCTGCAGTGAGAACCACGAGGACCCGGTCATCGGCCTGCCCGCCGTCGAGTGGGCGACCGAATTCGCCATGCACCAGACGCGCCGGCAGCTCTACCTGGCGACGACCTATGTCGCGACCAGCGAGTTCGACGGCGAGTGTAAGAAACTCCTGCGCTACCTGAAACGCTGCCGGGACAGCGGCAAGGCCCGGGACTACCCGACGGCGGACTGGAAGCTGCGACGCCACCTGTCGCTGAGCCCCAACGTCTACGACAGCGTCACCGAAGCACTGAGCAAGCAACAGCGAATGGCTTTCCGAACGGTCCCGACAAAGACCAAGCCCCGATCGGGCTGGGTGCTGCTATGAGAAAACCGAAGAAAACCTCCAAAACCGTCCGCCGGCCGAGCCGATTCGCCTCTCGCGAAGGCCTCGCGGGTGAATCCTGCGCGGTAATTGCGGTTTTCTGCGGTTTTCTCCTGGCCCATCAAGTCGCGGCCAGCAAGGAGCTTAGGTCTCTACATATAGAGAAAACCTCTCTCTCTCCCCATATAGGTCGCGCGCCGTGCGTGCGCACGCGAGGGGGCGGGGCGTCTGCGCGGTTTTCTCCCGCTGACAATAGGTACTTCCCGGCCAGAGGCTCTCCTGATGCCACGGGAACGAGTCGGCTGTGGATAGACAGTTTGTTTCAGACGCGCCGAATTGTCGGCGCTTAACCCCAAGGCACACGGAGG